ACAATAAACTGAAAGGTAAAATTTAGAAATATGGAAGAAAAAGTTTTTAAGACCGAATTTCGGATAAGAAAAGAAGCTAACGAGATGGCTATCTATAACGAATGGATAGAGTTGATGAAGCAACCGGGTTCACAAATGACAGCGGTACGCGAATACTTGACAAAGAAATACAAAATAGGCTCTCAATCAACGGTTCGGTTTATATGTAATCGGGTTGAGAAACGATTAAAATCAGATGTTTCAATATGAAAAAGTGTACCGAAGAAAGAGTCTGTGTCGAACGCGGAAAAATGAATGATGATAAATACATCAAAGCGCTTGAAGAATCAAACAAGGTGTTGAGTTCCGAAAACAGGAGGCTTGTCAGTATGCTCATACAGCAACTTAACAGGCGTGAAGGAGAGGCTGACAAATGTGCAAAATGCTTACTTAAAAAACATCAATGATTGAAATAAATAACTAAATATTATGAATGCAGATTCTAAAGATTACACATGGAAAACGACGTTTGAAACAGTTGAAAATACAATGACGCATGTTTTCAATGACAGGGTGAAAGTTATTTTGAATTTCGAATTAGGAATCGTTATAACTATCCGCGACGGGGAGCCGATTGATAAATTCAAGTGTGACGAGATGGGAATCGATGAATACGAAACATTCCTTTTAGGAATATCTAAATCCGCTGCACTTTTAGACCAAAAGAGCCATGAATAAAGATTTGAACACGCCGGTCTGGCAACTTACGGCAGGGGAATTGATTGAATTTATTGTCGGCAGTATGCATAATGTTATACCGGAAAGAAACAACAAACCGGATTTTGAACACAGTGACAAATACGTGTATGGAATTGCTGGTATAGCTAAACTACTGGGCGTTTCAAATACAATGGTACATGAATACAGAAAACAGGGTTGGATTGAACCGGCTATAAAGCAATTAGGGCGTAAAATAGTATGTGACGCCCCTCTCGCTTTGGAGTTATTCGGAAAAAGGAAGTAAATTATTTATAAATCTATAAATCATAAAGTTATGTTCGGAATATCAATTATCAGCACAAGAGAACTTAAAAGACTTCAGGATATTGATGAGGTTTTCAGTAAAAGAGTCGGCGAAATGACAGAAGAGAATTTCAAACTCAAAGAACAAGTAAAATCCCTTACCCGGTTAAGGGATGAAAAAGGAAAATTCATTAAGAAGTAATTCGGGGCGGAACGGTTACGGCGGGTTCGATTCCCGCCCGCTCGCAAAGCAAGGCGCAAAGCTGTAAGAGCGCAAATAAATAAACAGTAATGGAAATTATTCAAATCCAACAATCAGAGATGTTGCAAGCTCTGAACAAATCGGAGGTTGATATTCAAATTTCAACCGCGAAACAATATCCGCGCCATTTGCCGGAAGTGTTAAACAAAATCGCAACGTATGCGACTATGGACACGGAAACGGCGGAAGATTGTTTCTATGCTCTTAGACGTAAAAATCCAGACGGAACTCCAAATGTTATAGAGGGCGTTTCGGTGCGTATGGCTGAAATAATTGCAGGCGCTTGGGGAAACATGCGAATTCAAACACGAATCATCGGAAATGACGGAAAAACTATCACTTCACAAGGTATTTGCCACGACTTGGAAACCAATATTGCCATTTCGGTTGAGGTTAAACGTCGGATAACTGACAAACAAGGACGTACTTTCTCGGAAGATATGCAGGTAGTAACCGGTAACGCGGCTTCTGCAATAGCTTTCCGTAACGCAGTATTGAAAGTGGTGCCTAAAGCAGTAACGAAAAAAGTTATTGATGATGTAAAACAAGTCGCACTCGGAAAAGCCATAGATCTTGAAACAAGCCGCAGGAATGCGCTTGCAAACTATGCTAAGGCTGGAGTAACAGAGAAGATGATTTTGGATTACCTCGGTATCGCAAATAAGGAAGAAATTGACAAGGAAAAATTATTCTCCTTGAAAGCGGCTTGGAACGCTATCAAGGAAGGAACGACTACTATTGAAGATGAATTCATCAAGCCGGCTAAAGAACGGGAAGCGGAAAAAAAGGCCGAAACTAATAATGATAAGGTGAAGGAGGCTATGGATACCGCTGCAAGCGGGAAAGGGGCTAAAACAACTCAATCTAAACAAAAAACTTTATTATGAAAGAAGGATTAGCGCGGATAGAATTCCAAGAGAAGGACCTTGAGTTGGTAGTGACTGAAAAAACGCTCGGTCACTTGACAACAAACGCGAGGCAAATAAAAGCAATGATCGAACAGGCTTTGCCGCTATATGATATTGCAAACTATGACGAAAGCAATATTGAGTCGGCAAAGAAAGATAAAGCGATGTTAAATAACGCCGCCAAAGTGTTGAATGCAAAACGGCTTGATATTGAAAAGGAATGGATGAAGCCTTTCGGTGAATTCAAAGATGTAATCGCGGATACCGTAAAACTTATTTCAGAATGCTCGTCGAAGATTGAAACGGTTGTAAGGCAGAGCGAAGAAACAGCGAAGCAACAAAAGCGTGAAACCATTCGCCGGTATTGGGAAAGCAAACAGTTTACACTCGTATCTATTGACAAAATTTTCGATAACAGATGGTTGAATAAGACTGAAAAACTAAAAGGTATTTATGAAGAAATAGACGTCAAAATATCAAAAATCAATGATGATATTAAGACGCTTGAAGCTATAGGAGAGGATATTGACTTGCTGAAATCGCTCTATTTGGATACGTTGAATATCAATTCGACAATTCAATATGCAAATACGTTGAAACAAAACAGGGAACGGGCAAAAATGGCAGCAGAAGCCAAACGTATAAAAGATGAAGAAGCCAAAAGACAAGCCGTAATAGCTGAGCCAACAATCCAATTTGGCAATATTCCGTACGCAGAAGAAATTGAAACATTAACTCAAGAACCGATGCCAACAGCGAAACCTCAAATTGAGCTTCTTACGAGGGCTTTTAAGGTTACAGCAACTCGTGAAAATATTATTGCGCTTGGTGATTTTATGAATGAACGTGAAATTGATTTTGAAAAGATAGAATTATAACATTTTTATTTTATGGCAGTAACAGTTATTAAACCTAAAGACAGAGCCGAATGGCTCGAACACCGCAAAAGCGGTATAGGAAGTTCCGAAGTAGCAAGCATTTTGGGACTGAATCCGTTTGAAACGCCGTACCAACTTTGGAGGCGCAAAAAGGGACTTGATGAACAGAAGGATGAAACATTTGCGATGAAAGCCGGGCATTATCTTGAAGATGCCGTATCGCGGTTCTGGGCAGACGAAACGGGGCGGGATATAATTAAATCTTCCGCCGGTGATTGGCTGTTTGTAAACACTGAAAAGGATTTCATGCGAGTGTCGCCAGACCGGACGTTTTGGCTTCCCGATATGCCGCGAAACAACGTGAATAAGGGCATATTGGAATGCAAAACAACCCAAAAGACAATAGAATCGGAAGACTTACCGAAACATTGGTTTGTTCAACTACAATACCAACTTGGGGTTTCCGAATTTGAACAAGGCTCACTCGCTTGGCTTTCCGCCGGGCGCGAATTCGGATACAAGGATATCGCATTCGTTCCGGATTTCTATGAGTGGGTTTGCGAGGAAGTTGAGCGTTTTTGGCGTGATAATATAATCGGAGGAATAGAACCGGAAGCTGTTTCGATTGAGGATGTAGTAAAGAAATATGCCCGCCATACGGATGGTAAAATCATTGAAATAACAGAAGATATTTTGGAAGCATACATTGGGCTGAAAGGCATAAAAGAGGAGTTAAAGGCTCTTGAGGAACGCAAAGATGCTTTGGAAGAAAAGATAAAGCTATCATTCGGCGATGCGGAAGCAATATCTTACGGGGGTAAAACCCTTGCAACATGGAAATCGGCAAAGGACAGCGAAAAGTTCGACAGCAAATTGTTTTGCAATGAACATCCGGATTTTGCGCTGCAATACACAATAATCGTTCCCGGCTTTCGGAGGTTTTTATTGAAGTAATAAATTAAACAAATTAACATATATAGATTATGACAACATTAAGCATTTCAAAAAAGGAAGCGAGAACGGCTTATAAAAACGCTGATTCAAACGGAAAAGAATTATTGGAAAACCTGTTTGGCAAAGATGTTTTCAGCGAAAAAATCACGGACAGAATTGAAACACTTGCCGATGCTCTTGAAGAAACCGGTAGACCAAGTGCACCGGCTTTCAATGATGTTCCCGAAGATTTACGCTCGTACTTTCAAGCCCAATACAAAGCAATAGTAATAGCCGAAGCATTGAACGAGGGGCAGAAAATTGATTACAAAAATTGCGACCAAAAGAAGTGGATACCTTGGTTCAACACTATAAGCCCTTCGGGTTTCGCGTTCGACGATGCGTACTACGAATTTACGAATTTACGAATCCGAATGCAGGTAACGCAGCTCACCTATGCTCAAGATATATTCAAGGACAAACAACCCCGCCTCTTGGCGAAAAACAACTTTTTCAAAAGGTGTTGGTAGGGAAACCGAAGACTCCGAATAGAAAGGCAAAGCAAATGGATGAATATAAAAAATTACTCGAAAGTAAAATACAGCGGCATATCGAATCCGGTTTTGACGTTGAAATTGACGAACTAAACTCGGCTTTATTCGACTTTCAAAAATATTGCGTCAAACAGATGCTTAAACTTGGGCGCGGTGCGATATTTTCCGAATGCGGTTCAGGAAAAACAAACATGCAACTCGAATGGGCGCGACAGGTAGTTTACCATACCGGACGGCGAGTGCTTATTTTAGCTCCGTTATCCGTATCCAAACAGACGATTCGGGAAGGTGTAAAATTTGGATATGAAGTGACAAAAGTAAACGAAACGGAAACCGGAACAAATCATTCCGGCATATTCATAACCAATTACGAACAATTAGAACACGTAAATGCAGGCAACTATGCAGGTGTAGTACTTGACGAAAGCAGCATATTGAAAAACTTCACCGGGAAATACAAAAATTTACTTATCAAAAAGTTCAAAAATACACCTTATAAACTTTGTTGCACAGCTACGCCCGCACCGAATGACTTAAACGAAATAGGCAACCATTCGGAGTTTTTGAATATTCTTGATAGTCAGGATATGCGTTCAAAATGGTTTGTACGAGAGGAAGGTATGAATAACTACCGGTTGAAAGCACACGCCAAGCGGGATTTTTACGGATGGATATCCTCTTGGGCTATTATGTTTTCAAACCCTGCCGATATAGGATTTGTTGAAACAGGAAGAAACTTTGTGTTGCCGCCGCTTAATATTATCGAATACCGGATAGAAACTAAAGATACAGACGGTTTATTGTTTTCACGCGGTATAGTGAACGCCACAAACTTCAATTCTGAACTTCGTAAAACAAAGCATGAGCGCCTTGAAAAAGCCGCTGAAATTGCATCGGAAGCAAAAGGGCAGGCTATCATCTGGATAAAGCAGAACGAGGAAGGCGATATATTGCGTCGCCTGTTGCCGGAAGCACAAGAGGTGCGCGGAAGCGATACCGTAGAAACAAAGGAAACCGTATTATCCAATTTTGTGGACGGCGGGTTCAAAATACTTATCACAAAAACAAGTATCTGCGGCTTCGGAATGAATTTTCAAAACTGTGGAACACAGATATTCGCGAGTCCCGATTTCAGCTTTGAATTGTTTTATCAGGCCGTCCGGCGCTCTCATCGCTTCGGAATAAAAAACACTGTAAATATTCATTTAATAGTGACAGACACAATGGAAAATGCAAAATTAATCATTGAAAAGAAACAAAAGGTATTCGATGAGATGCTCGAAGAAATGAATCGCAACATGAACGATAACCGATACGGATTACTCACCGATTACGAATACGACGAGTACCGCACAGACGATATGTTTTTGATGAAAGGTGACACCTGCATTGAAATAAGGCGCATACAAGATAACAGCGTTGACCTGATTATTTTTTCTCCGCCTTTCAGCTCGTTGTTCACCTACTCGAATTATATTCACGATATGGGTAACAACGAAAGCCACGAGAATTTTTTCAAACAGTACGCATTTCTTTTGAAGGAACTTTACAGGATACTAAAGCCCGGACGTCTTATGTGCTGCCACACAAAAGATTTGGGAGTTTATAAAAACAGTTCGGGATATACAGGCATGTATGACTTTACGGGCGAACATACAAAGGCGGTTCTGGCAGAAAACTTCAAACTCCATTCAAAAGTTACAATATGGACGGACCCGGTACTTGAAATGCAACGGACAAAGACGCAACGGTTACTTTACAGGACGGTTACTTCCGACAGCAGTTATGCCGGAATCGGAATGGCCGAATACATAACGATATTCCGTAAATGGGAAGGAGATGAGAGTGAGTGGTATCCAGTAAACCATATCGATAAACAAAACTTTCCACTCGACACATGGCAAAAATGGGCTTCGCCTGTTTGGATGGATATTAAGCGGACA